TATTCTCGGCCTGACTTTGATATTCATCAGATAGGCTATCTAGGATATCCCCGATGTCTTCCGCCTCGTCATGGGCCAGTTTCCCGCGCCTGATATAGGATTCATAGATGATGGCAATATCTTCAAGCGGGGCTTTCCCGTGCTTATTGAAATACCGGATGCACCATGAGGATATTTTTTTGGCGGCATCGTCTTTCAGAAGATCCTGGGAGAAGACGGGGGATACTTCACGCAGGTATTTTTCGTTGGTGATGAGGCCGATTGCAATCCGGCGCTCAATGAATTTTTCACTCATTGATCAAACCGGCTGATAAGGCTTTTTAGGCAAATAACAATTAAAGCAAATGGGTTTACCTTCTCTATCATGAAATGAAGAGGTCAATATTCCTTTTTGTTTACAGTCGCAATATTCTTTATATTGACCCATTAATGAAACAAATGATTGCATTTTCTTACATTCATCACAAATATAGCGGTCTTTCTTCCTATCATATGAAGTCGTAGTAAATACCCCATCCGCTAAACAGGTACAATATTCCTGAATTGGGGTTTTCATCTTCTTGCCGCTCGGATCTTCTTTCCAGTTTCTCTTCAATACCGCATCAATTACTTCAGAAACCTCTTCTTCAGCATTAATATCAAGAGCAGAGCAAAGTTGTTCGCCAAATACTATTGTATCACCAAATCCATCCGCGACTTGTTTCTTATCTATTCCATTAACTCCACCGCGAATACCTTGTACCCCCTTCAGGATATGGTGGCAAATCTCTCCGACTTCTTCTGCCATGCCAAGGGTAAACTGCATGATCAAAATCATATCAATAAGTTCATCCTTGGTCATCGCTTCATATCTGCTGCGGGGAAAATTCTTCTCCTGCCAATTTTTCAGCATTGTTTGTTTCAGATCGATCATTATTTCCCCTCGCTTAAATTTTTAGAACATAACAAGTACCACCGATCGCGAAAATCATTCTCTGCATCAGTCTGGTATTCTTCTGTATTGAATCTTGGAGTCTCATACGCTTCAAAGACCATTCGCTCGTATATTTTTGTCCCAACTACCTTTTCCATAATTTTTTGCATTGGTGCTCCGTTCTGCCGGGCTTCCATTATTACATAAGCAAGATTAGAAATTACGGCACATTTTTCTTCCCATTTTTCTCCTGCAAAAGATACCGTCGGGATACTTAAAAGGATCAATATTGCTAGTAGATATCTTTTCATTTCAATCCCTCGCTTTTTACTCATTGTAAATTGTTTTATTTGCCGCAAACTGGACAAATAATTTGAACAGGTTTGATTTCTCCGTTCTTGCAAGCCCGCAACCTTTCTCCGAGGAGTATCCGACCGGGATATTTACGACAAAGCGTTTTCTGATTTTCTATATACAGTTCCCGACATTTTCCGCAGTCTCGCTGAATTATTGGGATCATGTTATTTATTATCCCGTTCGTAAATTGTCTGCCGGATATAAACGACCGCATCTAAAAGTTCCTGATATAAATCCACCAAAGCATCCCGGCCATTATGCGGCTGAAGTCTGGTTCCGTATTTCTGCTCCCCGATTGCATCCCGCTCGGCCATATCCTTCAAGACGAGATCCCAAACCGCCGGGTGATTATTTTTGACCGGGTCAGGCTCAGGGGTATTTGGTGTTGGCGTTTTTATTCTAAAATTTGGATAAAAACATACCCCTTCACAATTTGTCTCTAAAGGGCATTTTTCTGAACATAGATACATTTTATTTCCCCTCCTGATTTTGTTTTAACCGTTCGACATATTATACTTCAATGACCAGCATTTTGATTCAATTTATCTTGTCAAGTGGATTATTTTGCACCAATCGGAAATTCTACGGGTCAGGCGCTCGTCATTGTTCTTCTCGGCCAATTGATCCAGATCGAAGTTGCTAGTGAAGATCGTCTGCTTATCTTCTTCATATCGGTGAGAGATGATCAGATACAAAACCGAGAATGCCCAGTCGGTACTTTTCTCCACCCCAAAATCATCAAGGATCAGGAAGTCCACGTTTTTGTATTTGTCGATTGTTGCAATTTCATCTTCGACGGAACCCCGGATGGCATGCCGTAAAATTTGGATCATATCTTGAGTTGTTTCAAATAAAAAAGTTTTCCCCTTCTGGAATCTCCCTTTTACGCAATTGAACTGCTCCATGTGATACATCATAGTCAGGAGGGCAAAAGATGTTTTCCCTATTCCGGCTTTGCCGGGGAGAAACAGGCTGTGACTAAATGTTTCGGGGATAAGCGACCCAGGATAAGCCTTTTTATTTTCCTTGAAGCGTAGAGCCAGTTTTGACGCTCTACGAGCAGATTTAGGCGGGACATTAGCTTCGCTCAGGTGGGTAAGAATATTTTTGGCCTTGAATTTGGCTGAATAGAAACAAACCCGGCATTGATCCTCGCAACCAAAACTTACTTTATCCCCGCATTGACAAAATACCTGTTCTTGATTTGGAAATTCGATTATGTCAAAATCATCAAAAACATCATTCATTATCTTCTCCTAAGTCTACCCATTCAACTTTTATAGTTTTCCCTTTTTGGTAGTTCATTGTGCCGGAAACTCCAGAACCATTACTTGGGCCTTTGTTTTGTTTCTTGAATTGTTTGGGATCTTCGTTAAGGTATTTGTCGAAATTCTTTGGGCGGAATAAAGTATCAATGGTCATATTGCCATTTTCGACGAACCATTCATGTTTGGATTTTTTATTGATAACTTCGATACAGTCTTTGTAAGTATAAACCTTGAGTCTGGCGATTATTGGTTGTCTATTTGCGGGGAGTAATTTTAAATTTTTGGAGGTAACTTTATTTAGATGTTTTATAATTCTATTTGCTTTTGCTATAAGATTATTTTTGGAAGTATTAGAACTAGAAGACGGCAGCTCCGAAGGAGCGCCTATATCTTTTAAAAGATATTCTTTTGGATTGTTAAAAGATAGATTATTATCCTTTGCGTTTTCAAAGGGAGGGGTATCTTTACTTCCAAGGATACCCTCGTTGCGTTTCCAAAGGGAGGGGGTATTTGCGTTTTCAGATATAGGGGGGCAATGTTTTGATGGATATAAACTACTTGTTATTCTAAGAATTCTTCTATAAATTTCTTTGGAATTTTCCTTATAGATAAGATGATTTGTGAGAAAACCTTTATTCACTAAAGAAGATATTACGACGCTGATCCTATTTTTGGATAAATCAAAGTGTTTGGCGAAATATTCATTGGAAGCCCAACACCCATCATCATTATCAAGACTATCAATTTCCGCAAGAAATACCTTCTCTTGCAAACTTAAATCTTCATGCTCCCAAATTTCAATAGGAATCCAAATACCTTTAGTTTTTCTTTTGGGTTTATCTTCAATGGTATTTGGCATAATCAATTACCCCCTGCCTTACGAATATTATCCCATTCATATTTAGCGGCAGTTAGGTGTTTATCTAACACCGGGTTGGTATCTGCTGGATATTCTACTCCTTTTAGAGGATCAAAATCTATTTCTATTTTCCCATTTACTATTTTATGTGTCATAATTTGTAGTTCAGGAATCGAATCAATGAGCAACATTGTATCGGGATTGAAATTTGCTTCAGATCCAATTAAATATAAACCAATATGAATCGATGTCTTTTTTTGATTTATATCATAGATGTTAAATTTATCTTTTATTATATTTTTTATTCCTTGATAATACCTATTGACTTGGACGACATCATCTCTACAAAGGCTATTATTTTTGAATTCCAATATATGAACTATTCCATATAAAATACCATCAAATGGATTAGCCCCAAAAGAAAAATCAATTAAATCTATTCTTCCAAATCCGGGAAGTATAAATTCCACAAATCTATTTTTACATGGGAGGTCTTGTTCTGTTATTTCGCAATATTTAGTCTTTTCACATTTTTCTAAATAGGCTTTTACCAATTCTCTTTCGTTTTCAAATCTCATATTGACTCCAAAACAAAAAATCCCCCTGGAAAATGAGGTCGCGCAGGTCGGTTACCTACTCACATTCCAGGGGGATCAATATTTCAAACCGAGTAAAAGGCGCGACCCTTTAAAAGCCTTTATAATATAATTAGATTAGAAATAAAAGTGTTATTTTTATATCAACTAATTATTTATTTCAATCATCTGTTTCCGGCCAGTTTAACCCCTTTGCATAATCAATTGCTGCTTGTATCGATGGAGATTCTTTAGGGTGTTTTGACCATGCCTTTACCCGTATTACCTCATTTGGTTTATGGGTCCGGCGCCACCATCGAATGCAGGTATCTGAGCATAAAGACAGGGCTTGATTACAACAGCAAATAATCACGATGATTTCCTCCAGTTGTTAATATTTATTTTACAGGAATGAATCCCAAGGCATCATGTTCATTACCCGCTGCATGTCAGGGTGGGCTGACTTCGCCGTCCGCAACTTCTTGATGTGTTTCCATTCAGTTGCATCTGCCGTGACTACGATCTCAGTCTTCAGGGCGTTTATCAAAAGCGCACGAGCCTGTTGAGGTGTCTGTCCCAGCCTGATCATTTTGTTATAGAAGTTTTCGGAAGTGACACACATTCTTTCAAACAAATATAATTGTTCCAAAGTAAAAGAATCATATTCATCCGGGGCAATAAACTCCATATCCTTGCCGGCGTAATTTACATACCTGGTTGACTCCTGCGCAAACGAGCAGGGCCTATGCCGCACCAGTTCATGACTGACCCCGCGATCACAGATAAACTTTGCTGAGTAGCGGTGGAGTTCTTTGGGGATTTCGTCATGGGGGCATACTTCCCAAGAATCTGCATACAAATCAAATAAATTAAATAATCCACTGTACAGCTTTATAAATGGAAAAAATACAGGTGCATAACTTTTAATTGCTTTTAGCTGGTTATACCACGCCGTAAGACTTCCACCCACGTAAGTAAAATGGTTATCGCTGTGCATATTAAGAAAATTACCCAAAACATGAATAACATTTACATTCGGGTTATCAAATCTAACCACAAAATTCGAATGCTCAACCATAGCCAGATGCCCGGCCTTGATCAGCTTCCGGACGAATCCCTCGGCGCTGGTCTCGGTGATCTTATCCTCTGATTTGTAACAGGTTCGCCCGGCCATCTCGATAAACTTGAGCGCAGCATTATATTCTGTCGGGACTTCTCCAAAAAACTGTACTTCTGGTTTGATGATTTTCATGGTTATTTTCCTTTGATTTGTTTGTCTTAAAAAATATCGAACATTTCACGTTCCTGTCGATATTTCTCCATGTGGTCATAATACTTTCTGGCCTCAAGCCCCCCTTGATCCGGAATTAAAGCAACAATTTCTTTCGATAACCCATACTGTTCAGTTTTTACTTGAATTCTCCTTGTTTTTTGTATCTTCACTTCCTCCCCGATTTTCTTTTTCATAAGCCCAAATCCTCCATCAAAAGGTCTGCATCATCCTGCTTCATTTCTCCTGGATCTGTGGTTATATCTGTCAAAATCTTGGTTTTCACGCCCCTGAAATTTAATGCCGCTTCGATCTTCTCCGCCTGTTGTTGGGCCTGCTCTTCCGGATCAAATAAGATAAATACCATTTCAAACTTGCTCAGGCATTTTATTTGCTTCAGGGTATATTTTATCCCAAAAGTAGATAAAGAGCCAAATCCTAAACGCCAAACATCGGTAACACCTTCAACAAGGACCCCTCTTTTACCATTCGATTTCCCATAAAGGATGGTTTTCAGATTAATGATTTCCCGCTCTTCAGGGCAAGCGAGATACTTCATTTTGTGACGGTTTGTAATATCCCTACCTTGGAAAGAAACTATTTTTCCATCCCACTCTATGGGGATAATGATTCTATTGCGATAATCGATATACTTCTTCTCTTTCCCTCGGCCGACACTTAAAGAAGAGATTGGGCCGGTCCCGAGAACTCCCCACTCGCTTTCGATATAGTCAGGATCGAAGTTTCTTTTCAGGAGATACCGGCGGTGATGGTCCTGCATAATATCCGTTCCGCTGGGATATTTGAAAGAGGTTTTGACGAGTTTGAGTTGTGTATCGACGGAAGGGCCGGCGAAGCCGGATATCCGATACTGCTTGAGGATTTCTTTGTGGTCATGGCGCGGTTTATGGTCCTTGAGGATCTCTTTCAGGACTTTTTGTTCATGGTGACCGCCACAGCGCCAGCAGACGAAAACCCCGGCAAATTTGCTACGGGAATCGACACAATAGCCGAGGTGAAAACCAGCATTGCCGGAACAGAATGGGCATTCAATCTGCACCCAACCTGACCGGCAATGCTTGTGTCCATGATCCCGGTATTCAATTCGGTAATCACGGTAGAGTTTGAGGATATCAATCATTCGCCTTGATATCTCCAGGCTTGCCCCTTACCTGATTTATTCCAAGGATCAAGTCCTCTTCTATTCCGTTCTTTTATCCTATGGGTTATACCGCATTTGTTGCAGCGATGAAGCCCTTCTTCTGCAGGTTTTCCGCAGCGGTCGCAAAGACCTTTTGAAGTTCTTTCAAGTCTCAATGCCTTTGCCTTTTCTGCCGAAAGTTCTTTCATAAATCCTCCAAAAATTTTCTTCTATTATACCAAACTGGCGAGCAAACCTGCCAATAAATCATCTTTCTCGGTCTTTATCCCATCCAGGGCTTCGTCAGATGTTCGCCTTTTCTTATCGAGTATCTTGATTATATCATTTTCAATCGTGCCGTCAGCAATCAAATAGAAGGCATCAACCGAATCATGCTCTTGTCCGATCCTATGCACCCGGTCTTCAGCCTGCGCATGTTTGGCCCACACCCACCAGAATTCCACCGTACATGTCGCTCGCGCCGCGGTTAGGGTAATTGCCTCGATAGCATCCCGACCAGCAATAAACAATCTGGTTTTCATATTCGGGGAATACTTTTCACAGGAATCAGGATTGGTACTATGTTTATCCTGATCAATCCCACAAGTAGTACATTTCTGGAATTCATGAGCTGAATTCTTTTCTTTTGAATGGATAGAAATCCCTTTGAATTTTTGCAACAATAATTCCTGAATTTCTCGATGTTCGCAAAAGACAACGAGCTTATCTTCGTTTTCAAGATAATCCTCAATCCATTCATAAACAGATTGTATTTTACTTCGGGCAACAGCAAGTTTTAACTTCTCAATTTCGACCATAGCTGCCGCTGGATTATCCCGGAAATATTGCATGAATCCGTCATCATCTTCTTTCCATTCCCGCCTGGCCCAATCTCGGTATTCTTTCAATCCTTGTTTATAAACCCTTTCTTCGTATTGAATCGGGATGATCTGCCGGTTCTTTTCCGGGAGTTCCTTCAGGACATCCGACTTTTTTCGCCTGATCATAATATACCCGAGTTTGTCGTATAACTCGTCAATATGACTCTTGCCGGATACATCCCAACCCCAAGGCGATTCGTAGGCCGCACAATAGCGTTTTGCATAATCCCAATAAGAAGGGAAGAGCCAAGGGGCTAGAAGCGATACGGAAGCAAACAACTCGATAGGTCGGTTATCAAAAGGGGTGCCGCTCATGGCAATAAATTTCTCAATCGATACCCCGAGCTTTGCAAATGATTTTGATCGGTGGGTAGTGGGGTTTTTGATTTTATGAATCTCATCACCAATCAGGATCTTGAACTCGGTTGCCAATAATACTTTTTCCCACCCTTTGAGGATGTCGTAGTTTATTATATAAACCTCGGCATCGATCTTCCCGATTGTTGGTTTTCGACCCTCGCAAATATAGGTCGAGCAATTCGGGAGCCAGATCCGGACTTCATTCCTCCAGTTGAGTTTTGATCCTCCGGTTGTTACGATCAGGATTGGCTTTTCTTCTTTGACGAGCTGACAATACGCCAGGGCCTGAATGGTTTTACCGACCCCCATTTCATCAGCAATCAAAGCCCGGCCGTTTTTGATATTCAGGAAGTTGACCCCTTCTTTTTGGTAATCACGGAGGGTTCCGGGAAGGTCAGGGATTTCTATTTCACCAGATATGGTACTGGCTTTCCTGCAGATATTTCGCTGTTTCCGGCGGAGTTCTTGGCTGAATTTAAAGCCCCACTCCCGGAGATTAAGAAGATTATCAAGGGTAAATTGGCAACTATAGGTGTTGGTATTTTTGGAATACCTGCGGTCGAAGAGTTGTTTTGTGCGGATTGCATCGGCAAGATCATCGGATTTTAACCGGATTCGTTCTCCATCAAGCCAGGCTGATTTGTCAAACTTTGATGGGGCGACTTCTTTTTTTTCTGCAGGGATGGATTCAAAAACGAGACCTTCGAGTTTATCGTGATACTTTGGCAAGATCCTGGCGACAGCATTTAATTGCTCCGGGGAAAGAAAACCATTCCGCTCGTATTGCTTCGCCAGGATCTTGAGGATCTTTTGCTCAGTACACTTGAAGTCATTATCACCCCCGAATAGATGGAGCAGGGCGGCAATAGTATACTGAGGATCATTTTTGATTAGTTGTCGGAGTTGCATTATACCATTATGTATTGAGCCATAGAAGATGAGGAAGTCAACCCACGCCGACATGCCCCTGCCTTACCGATCCAGTAGAATTCCTTGCTTGCGAGTATACTAAATTGGCGATATTTCCGCGATTTTGAAGGAATGACTTCCACACAGCCCCGACTCATGATGATATCGATTATCTTTTCAGTCTTGGTTTTCTTTGCCATAACTTACCCCCTCAATACACTTTTGATTTCATTGATACCGTGATTGATTTCCTTCCTGGTAAACCCCATCTCAAAAAGGAAGTTTTTGATTGCCACCCGAACCGTGCATGGAGAACTATCCAAGGCGATCCCCAGGACTTCACACGGAGCCTCAAAAACTATTTTCATAATTTCCTTCGCCTCATTCCCCATTGAAGCCAGGGTATCCAAAAACTCATACCTCTGAACCCCAGATGCATGCCGGCAGGTTACATCGACCGGCTCTACCGGGGAATGTTTTTTCTTGATTGCCAAATACGAAATCATCTGATTCCGGACAACAATCTGAACGAGGGTTGAAAGCTGAATTCCCTTATCCGGGTCCCAGTTTCGGATAGCCCTGATCAACGCCAGGGTTCCTTCGCTCTTCAGTTCATCAAACTCCGCTCCGGTCGTCTTGGCAAAGGACCATGCCATTTTATTTACCTGACCAAGATGCTTCTCAATCAATTCATTCTGGGTTTTGATATCTTCGGCAATCATTTTCGTCTCCGGCTGATGTTAATATTTTACTTCAATGGTATCGTTTTCTTCGAATTTATCATTATAATCCATGGTCCCCGCCAGACCAAAAAGGAGGAGAAAAAGGATTATCGCAATGACGATCTTGATTTTCTTTTTCATGGTATTCATGGCATTACCTGAGCATGGGAGAAATGACTTTTCATTCCCGCCTGGGCCTTGGCAATATCATCGCTATAGATGACAATCATTATTACCGCGACCCACAGACAAAAGCCGATAAATAAACAGAACAAATTTGAATCTCGTTGATTTCTGCTCATAGCGCTTCTCCTGCATATCTTGGTTTCTTGGGGAACTTCTCCGCAATCCGTTTTCTGTTCAGAGCCATTGCTTCCGGGGTCGGTTCATAATCATTCCAAAGATCAAGTATGACGAAATAATAATCAACCGGCCACATACTCCGTCTTGGCATTCCCCGCTGGGCAAGCTCATCCCTGATCGCTTCATATCGGCGATACAGGAACTTTAACTTATTGAAGAAGAATTTCATATGCCCTTTGCCACCATCCGGATTATCTTCAGTCCTGACGGTGTATTGCGCGGGGATCTGTTCCAAATCAATTATATACTTCCCGGCAACAATACCATTGGGGATTCTGGTCAGCTCGCGCCATTCAGCTATAAGCTGCTGGTCGCAAATCTCTGCGGGTGGGACTACATTGATTCTGGTCATGGGGGTCTCCTTTGGTTGGATTTTTGTCTCAATCTTTATCCTACAATTTTATCTTAACCAATCCTTTTTCAAAAGACAAGGAAAAAGTTATTAAGATCTTAATAAAAAACAAGGAGGTAGAAAATTAGTAAAAAGATGCATAACTTATTGTTATAAAAGACTATCTAGGTATTTTTTGGCTGGAGAAGTCGTTTGACAGCCCGGCCAACCAGCTTCAACTTCGGCTTCCCATCTTGCTTTGGCTGCTTCCGGGAGAGTTTTAAAACTACCGATATGCTTGCTGGCGAGACTGGCCACAAATCTTTGTGCCTTTTCGGCCCACGCAACCCCCACTACCCCCGTTCTGCCCGGCTTTCTCGATATGCTATTCCTCAGATTGCAACCTCGACTTACTTCCCTTAAATTACACCAGCGATTATCATCTTTAATCCCATTGATATGATCAACGTCATTTTCAGGGAGATATCCTTCCATATAGAGGAATGCTAATCTTTGACCGGTATATTGTTTGCCGTTCACACAATATGTTGCATACCTTATTTGTTCTTCAAAACCATTTTCTGTGGCAACCATTACTCTGGTTCTTCCTCCTTGGCCTTTGTGTCCTTTTTTCTTTATTACTTTTCTCGTAAAGATTCCAGTTTTCGGATCATATTTGAAAACTCGCCTTAATTCCCGCCTGGTAAGTTTTTTCTTCATTATTTTCTCCTTTTGATTTTGACGATAGAATAGAACGAAATTGATTCAAATATCCTAATATAAATATCTTAATTCTTCAAGTCCTAATTTTTATTAAGTAATTAAGAAATATATTTTTGCTCCTTTTAAACTTGAACTTAAATCTACAATCATATATATCTCAAGCATAAGGAACACAATTCCAGTCCCACCGAGAACAAATTTCTACAGAATCAAAACAACATCCGAACAAAAACAAGATCATGGTACGACAAACCACCCCAGGAGGGACATCCAATGTAACCAAACCGAGACTGAAATTCAAACCAGCCGGCAAAGGGACCATCAAGGCCGTTCCTGATGGTAAGTATACTGAATCCATTGAAAAAAAATACAGGGGAAAGAAAAGCTACAACAAGATGAGAGCCATGAATCCCCCTATAGAAGATGAACAATCATCTGGACCGAATCCTATTGGTCGCCCTTCTTCCTATGATAATGATCTCCATCCATCATTGGCTTTCAAGTTTTGTTTGTTGGGTTGTGCTGATACAAGATTGGCTGAGAATTTGGAAATCAGTCTGGAATGCTTGATGATATGGAAGAACAAATATCCAAAGTTCGTACAAGCAATCTATGAAGGCCGTGATCTGGCCAATGCAAATATAGTGAAAAGCATGTATCATCGAGCATGCGGATTTGAGTATGAAGAGAAAGAATACGAGGCGGTTCTTGTAAAAGATCCTCAAAACCCTAAAAAATATCTGTTCGATGAAGATGGTTTTGTGGTAAAAGAACTTGCTTTGACGAAAAAGAAAATCAAACATGTTGCGGCTGATGTATCCGCCGCCAAGTTTGTATTATGGAACAGAACAAAATCCCTCCCCAAAGATCAACAATGGAACGACAAGCAGGAGATTGATATTACCTCCGGCGGGGAGAAGTTGGCTTCTGTTGTTGTTTTACCTCCAAAAGTAGAGGTTGAATAATGGGGCGAGCATTGCAACAAGAAACTGAACTCATCCGGATTACTCCTCAGCCTGGACCGCAGACTCAGTTTCTTGCTTGTGATGCCGATGTCGTCTTTTACGGGGGATCGGCAGGCGGCGGTAAAACATACGCGCTTCTTCTCGATCCCCTTTATCATGTCAACAACCCCCTATTCGGCGCAGTCATATTCCGCAGGACCACCAAACAAATTACCTCAGAAGGTGGATTGTGGGATACTTCTCTTGAACTCTATACCTCCATTGGTGGGATTCCTAAACAATCCCCTTCGTTAATGTGCGAGTTTCCATCCGGCATGAAAGTTTCTTTTGCCCACATGGAATACGAGAAGAACAGGTTCGATTGGCAAGGGTCACAAATACCATGGATAGGATTCGATGAAATCTGCCACTTCACTTGGAAACAGTTTAGTTACATGCTCTCTCGGAATAGAAGCATGTCGGGAGTCACTGGCAAAATTCGCGGGGCATGCAATCCAGACCCGGATAGTTGGGTCAGGAAGTTCATCGACTGGTGGATCGGCCCAGATGGTTATGTCCTCTCAGAAAGGTCTGGCGTTATCCGCTGGTTTATTCTCGTCGGGGATGAGGTTTTCTGGGGCGATACGAAACGGGAGTTGATTGATAGATTCCAGGAAACTTCCAGGGATGAAATCCTCCCCATGAGTTTTACCTTCATCCGCTCTACTTTGGATGATAATCAAATCTTATTGCAGAAAGACCCGGGGTATCGAGCCAAACTAAATGCCCTCCCCCGGGTGGAGCAGGAACAATTAAAGTACGGCAACTGGAATATCAGGCCCACCGCCGGCAGTTATTTCAAGCGAACAGACTTTGAAACCGTCGAAGCAATCCCGGCAGGCGCTCGAAGGGTGCGGGCATGGGATCTTGCAGGCACTGACCGCGACTCTGACGACCGGAAGGCAAAGAAGGAGAAGGATGGCCCCGCCTTCACCGCTGGGGTCAAGATGGCGAAAGTAGGCGGGGTATTTTACATTGAGGATGTTTCCAGATTCCAGACCGATGCCTCGAAAGTATTATCGGGGATAAAGAACATTGCCACCCAGGATGGTAAAAAGGTGGCAATCAGGCTTCCTCAAGATCCCGGCCAGGCCGGCAAGAGCCAGGCAAAGTCCTTTATTAAAGAGTTGGCCGGGTTTGTTATTCGAGCATTGCCGGTTACTGGATCGAAAGAAGTCAGGGCCACACCTCTATCAAGCCAGGCTCAAGCAGGCAATGTAAAGTTGGTACGAGGGCCTTGGAACGAAGCCTTCCTACTGGAGGCCGAGAACTTCCCAGATGGCAAATTCAAGGATCAGATCGATGCGGCCGCAGATGCTTTTGATGAACTGAATACAACAAAAAGAGTAGGGGTTTGGTAAACATGGCAAAGAATCCGGCAGCAATCCATTTATTCCCGGTATATCGATACTTCGAATACGACCATTTATCCCCATCCTTACAGGTGGTGGCAAAACCCATTTCCGAACTTGCTGATAAGATGATGGATGAACTCCCCAATGGCCCGGAAAAGGCCGAGGGGCTTCGCAAGCTGCTGGAAGCGAAAGATTGTTTTGTTCGTGCTGCCCTTAAATGGTCGTAATAAATGAGACGAAATAAGCCAACAAATAAATTGCTATCAGATGCCGAGAAAAGCGAGCAGATCCGCCGGGTTTCCCTTTACCGGGCTTTGACCACCAATCTCATGACCTCCCGGTTGACTTCTGGCAATACTACGACTTTTGATGGCTTGCGGGATGTTGATGTTGCCTTGGGTTATCCTGATCTCGATAAAATCAAATACTCGGACTATTACAAAAGATTCCGCCGGCAGGATATAGCCGCCAAGATCATTGAGAAGCCCGTAGATGCTTCATGGCGAAGACTCCCGATTATCAGGGAAGCAAACGAAAAGAGCGAAACTTTTAAACTTGCCTGGGAAGCATTACAGACACGACTTGGC